ATTGATGATGTTTTTCAACAGTGCCGCGCTGTCAGCTTGTGCCGACAACAGGTTTTTAACCGTAATGATGTACTCGAAGGCATCCGTTTTGTTCGTTTTGCTGTCCTCTGGTAGGCCACACATGGCATAGAATTGGCCCATTACGTGGCTGAAAAGGTATTGTTCCACATTTGAGGCAATGGAGCCACCAACGGAACCCGGAAAGCCGGCCGTAAGGGTGAAACTTTCGCCATCCTCATACTCGGAAATAAGCACGGCCAGTTCTGCCAACATGTCTGAAAAAGCCCTTGAATAGTAGGAATCGAACAATTCGGAATCATCATCGTTCATCACAATAGTATCAAAGGCAACCCCTTCATTTTTTGCAGAAATGATTTTTGCTTTTCTTGCCGAAAGGTGCTTGCAAAGGGTGAAAATGTTATCATGGTCGGTATTGACCGTGTGGGAGGAACTTTCGCCTGCCGAGAATGCAATCTTATCCATGATGGATACACCGTTTTTATCGGTCATGTTGCGGCCCTTCTGTCTGGTGAGCGCGATAATGTCCTCTTTCAGACCGATAAGATCGTAGGACAGGGTAGCTATTTTAGCTTTGTCGGAAGTGGACGATAAGGTGCATTCAATCTCCATGCCGTTTAAATCCATGCCATCAACGTAGGTTGTTAGCTCATCCAGTGCCCCACTCTGTCTTGAGCGAACAAGCGTCACCGTTTCGCGCACTCTTGAGCATACCCAACCGGTTTCTTCATGCGAGATAAAGAAGTCGGCTATCTGTTTGGCGTTAAATTCATCGTCAGTACCGCCATCCGTCATTTGACCGTAGCTTACAGGTACAGCAAGAATAACGCCATCAAGGTGTACCAACACCGGTGCCCAATCGGTCTGGGCTTGATTGCTATTGTTCACACCGAGTAATACCCTTAAAACCACCTTTTGTGATGTGGAATTGGGAATGTCGGCCTCCGTTATCAAGATACCACCGATATCCCCAGAAAGTTGCGCAGAGGCTTCCCTAAGATCATCCTCCATGTCAAGGGTGTATAACTCCTGATTGGTTCTGTCCTTGCCCACGAACCGGCTTTTTGCTGCGGAGAAAAGATAGGCTCTTTTGCGAATCTCGCTCTTGCTGATGTTGATTTTGTACATATATTTTGTTTTTACTGGTTTATTGACTTGTTTTCAAATCAGGGATAGAATCAATAGGAATAACGGAACGGCCGCGTACAGATACCCGTTTCGCTTCGCCCTTACCACCTCCTTGTCCTTTTGCACGATTACAGAAGCCTGTCGAATGTTACTATCCTTTAGTTCTGAAATAGTAGAGGAATCGTTTGCTGAAATCCTTTTCATCTTTATGATCTGGCCTTCGCGCTCACGTAGTATGTCATGCAGCAAATTTGCCTCATGGTAGATTGAATCCCCCTTCATTATCAGTTCACAGGCTTTCCTGATTGTCGATGCCTGGGATAGAATCACCGTATCCCCATCCACCACCCGTAAGGATTGTGAATAGCTTGACGAGACTATCAACAGGCATAAGCTGAACGCGAGCAATATTCTTTTCATCTTCTTTTCGTTGTTTTTCAAGTTCGTTGTTTAATACGGCAATCTGGTAGTCGTGCTGTCTAAGGGCCACCCTGAGCAAATCCGTTTCATGCTGCCGGATGATGGCTACAGTATCCACAAAGACCGCCACGGGCTTCTCTGGTGATACTGGAACCTTTTTTGGCACGTTGAACAGGTAGATTATCAACAAAAGCATAATCAAATGACAGGGCAGAATCCATTTTCTTTTCATTTTTTCTTCGTTTTTCTGGTCCCTGCAAGACCGGTGAGGATAAGACAGCCAAAGGTGAGATAGGCCGCGTACTTGCCTAAACTTTCGGGCAGCGTGGTTTTTGGCATTTCCGATATTACCACCCAAGCGGTAGGAACGGATATGCTAAGAGCGAGGGAAAGGTCACGAACAGCCTTCCAGACTTTCGGTGTTGTGGCGTTCCAATCCTTTTTGAATTTTGTTATAAACTTCATGGTATCAATTGTAAAATTTGTTTTTGCCAAAAATATACAGGAATGCCTCGGAGGTACGCCTGAAAGTCAGTCCGGCCAGTACTTCGTCACCTGCCTTGTTCCACATTCTGAAAGCCTTGTCAATCTCGCCTGCCGGTGCATGTAGCTTCACCAGTTTAAGCAACGTGCTTTTTTTCAGGTTGGCAAAACCTACGTTATAGGTGAACGACACAAGGGCCGCCTTTTCACCGTCATTCAGTGTCAGCTTTAGGGAATCAACCATGCTTATGCGTACCGCCAAATCTTCACGTAGGGCCTTGATTGCATCCTCCACCGTGCTGATCTTGTTGTACTTGCAGGCCAGAACTTCATTCTCCTCCCCTTTTAGCATTACGCCTTTAGGTGTGCAGATAACGCGGCCATAACCTGCGGTCCAGTATCCTGCCGGACACATCTTCGGTTGAAGCCCTATCTGTTTGAGGTTTCCATCATGCAATGACTCGTAATGCTTTACCAATACTTCAAGCAGTTCGTTCATCCTTCGGGTCCTCATCTTCTTTAAATGCTTCCTTAAAATCAATGTCAAAATGTCGGCTTGCCTTATCTACCATCAACCTCTGCATGACCTTCGCCCACGGGCTGCCATTGCAGGAAGATGAATTTTCAAGCATGGACCAGACCTGAACGGCACAGAATATTCCTGCAATGAATTTCGTTCCGTACATTTCAGGCTGTTCCAGTATATGAGTATCCACAAGCGAGGCCAGAATGATGAGTGAATAGATTTCGAGCATGGTGCTGAATATGTTTTTCGCAAACTTGCTCTTAAACTTTCCGTCATTGGCCTTCGGGTAAGCCTTCTTGACTCTTTTTGATAGTGCCCATGCCGAATAGCAGTCCATACAAACGGCCAGTGCGCAAATTCCTGCGAAAACAGCCGTGTTTGAGAGTATAGAAGCAAGCCCTCCAAGAGCTACAAAAGCGATTTTTGAGAAGTCCATCCGTTTTGGGATAAAATTACGTTTCAGCGTATAAACCATTTCGTTTAAATGTTTGTTTTTTGCTATCATTTAATTAATAACTCCAGTTTATCAAGCCTATTTTTTAGGGCATTGTTCTGGTCTGTTAGTTCCTGTACCGCTTTGATCAGATAGGGTACTATCTTCTGGTAGTCCACGGTAAGGATTTCCTTAGAGTTCGGTGTCACGATGTCCGGCAACACCTCCTGAACGTCCTGCGCAATCAATCCACCAATACTATTGTCGTGGTTGTAGTACTTGTTCAGTTTTTTTGCTTCATCATTCCATTTGTGCATTACGGGCCTCAATCGGCTTATTACCTGCAAGCCGGATTCCATTTCGACGATATCCTTTTTAAGCCTTCGGTCCGAGGAAGTGTTGGCGGCATATACATATCCGTCGCAGTTGATGTCGCTACCGCACCACAAACTGCCATAGAAATTGGTTCCAGCGTAGAATTCATTGGTAGTATAAGGTAAATTCTGATTTATGCCACCCTCAAGCGTGAGGGTTCCATCGCCACCGATGGAGGCGACACTTGTGCTGCCATTCTTGAATATCCAACCACGGGTAGTTGCGCCTGTCATTTTTAGGTATGTAGCCCAGTCTCCACTTGCGGTGCCATGAGTGCCAAAGGAACTTGTCAAGGCCATGAACATGCCATAGTTTACCTGCCCCGTCGGAGAATCACCGAAAAGGCTTAAGCCGTTGCCTTGCGTGCCATTTGCCAATACGCCTATATTGGTGTTTGTGCCCCCGATTATGCCACCGCTTGCCGTTACCTTGCCTGTTAGGGTCGAAGTGCCGTAGACGGCAAGGGTCGTGGTAGATTCCAACGAATGGACCGAATAGTCATAATTGCCCGTGTAGTCCTGCAAGTATGACGCAATAACATCAGGGTCGCCAATCCCGTAAAGCACGTCACCCTTGTAGATACTCTGGTCGTCAGTAATGAAATAGACGGTATTGGCGTCCTTCGAGGGTTTCGCCCAGAAGGTTGCCGAAGTACCAGTCCAAAATTTTACATTAGCCATAAAATGATCACCCTACATTCCAGACAACACTCGACTCTGTTACGACAATGCGGTTTTGTAGCCTGTTCAAGGCCCCTTTTATGCTATCACCTACCACGATTGCGCCCACGTTTGCATCAGTAGCCCAGCCGGTCATAAGCATGGTCAGGATGTCAGCATACGTGGTGGTAAGAGCGTGCCCTGCGCTCGTTAGGTTCGTAAGAATCTTATACGTGGTAGAGGCGTTTGCGGTTGCCGATACAGCCGTTTCGGAAGGAAGAGTAACGGTTTTGGTATTAATGGCCGTTACGCGACCGTAGGTATCCTGCGTGATGGTGTCGATCATGGTGACCGTGGCGCCAAAAGCTGGAGAGGCGACTGACGTATTGTTTGTACGAGTGATGGTAGGAAGATAGACCGTCTTACCGCCTGCTCCTCCTGTTTCAGCCAGACCCACACCAATGGTTGCGACAATGCCTGCAAGGTCGATGTTCGTCTGGATTATAGTCCATGTAGGCGTTGCTGCCGTTGCGATCAGGATATCCCCAATTTCACAAACGACACCTGCCCATGTTGCGGCCGTAATTACGCGGTAGGCATCACCGATAGAAACACCTGCGGTAGGAACGGCAGTCACCGTACCGGCAGTACCAAGCGTTCCCTTCATAGAGAACAGTCCGGCCACCTTTGAATCCACGTATTGTTTTGTGGCAGGCTGCATGGCGGCCGCAGGGTCGGCTGAAAGCACGATTGGGCCGGTCATTGTGCCGCCTGCCTTCGATAGGAAGGTATCAACATATTGCTTGTTTGCGACATGTAAGGCTGCGGTCGGATTGGCATGAGTGGTCATAAATCCGGTCAGCGTACCGCCTACCAATGGCAGGAAGGTGTCCACGTACTGCTTGTTGGCAACGTGCAGGGCAGCAGTAGGGTTGGCATGAGTGGTAATAAAGCCGGTCATTGTGCCACCTGCAAAAGGAAGAAATTGGAGATCAACTTGAGCCATTATCTCGGAATCCTTGTTGTAGATAGCAGCATCCAATTTTGAAAAAGCCCCGTGGATTGTATCTCCATCAAGAAGGTAGTCGCCAAAAGGATTAGTCGGGGTAGTATTATCTCCAATAGTCCTTCCAGACAGGTCGATGGACTGGGCCGTGCCGGTTGCATCCGTATAGGATAGCGCCCTGCCACCTGCGGAAAGCACCGGCTTGGAGGCGATGGCATCCTGATAAAGGATTGAATACGTTGATGTGCCCGTACCGACAACGATGGATATCAGTGTGCCGTTGGTCACGATGTACACGCGACCGTCCACAAGGGTTGTCGCTGTCTTTCTTGCTGCGAGTTGGGCTGCGGTAAGCATCCCGAATGTTACATTTGCCATTTTTTGTATGTTTTTTTAGAAATATTTTACCCAGTTTAATTTTCCAAAGAGTTCACCGCTTTCGTTTGTAAGGATATTGATGTGTCCTTGTTCGTCCGAAAACTCGCTTTGTTCCTCCAGTTTGATTGATATGATTGTTTCGCCAGTGGTGTCGTTCGGTACAATCTCCAGACCGACAGCGTTCCCCAGATCATTGGTAGGAGTGACAAGCGCACCGCTACCCCCTCCCAGAACAGCGAAAAATGCACTTACTTCGCTCATTGTATAAATCCTATGTGACGTTTGTACCAGATGCTTGCAACACCGTCTTTCACGGTCCTGTATTTGCAGTATAATGTTCCATTTTTCCACCTCGATGTAGAGAATACGACATAGTAGAATCCCTCTTTCAGGGGTTTTACCTTCCCGTCGGAAAGACAGAGCAGTAATTCGTTAGCCTCATTCGTGTAAAGGACCACCTCGATATCGTCGGCATCCGACAATAGCACGCAATCCCCTACCAGTTTTATGGCCAGTTTCATTGAAGCATCGTGTCACGCTTGGCCATAAGTGCCGCAGCCGTGGGTTGATCTTTCATCACCAGATATACGTTGGCTGCCACATTGCAACAGAAAGCCTCTGACAGCCTATCTGATATTACTGCAGTGGTTGGCGTAACTTCCACATCGGAAGTGCTTACCGTAGCCTGAAAATTGGCATCGTCCTGCACATTGTTCAGACATGAATAGTAATAAGCATCCATCACTACGGGAACGGTCCTGACAAGGGTGACAACCGAACCTGCTCTTGTGGCAGTCCATCCGGTGTATGCAAATGTCGCCAGTTCGCTTGCCGTGTACGCGGTACCCGAAAGCGTTTCGTCACCATCCGAATTGGTTAATGGTACCGAAAAGACAGCGTTATCAAGCATAACAAGAGCCTTTCCACCTGATATAGCACCATAAGTGACAGTTATTGTAACCGTCTGCCTATGGTTAGAGATAAGTTTGTCAAAGTCTATGATTGGAACGTACTTCCATCTGGCTTTCTCACCCTCTACGCCTACATAGGCTTTTATGCCATCACTGTTCAGGGTAGCCACGGGCCGCGTCTTGGTGCCTCTGGTGTACGTGTTCTTTTGATGGTCATATACTGGGCTGTCAGCCGTTACCGGCATTACCTCCCTTGCCCATGAAGGCATGGAAACGTTTACCGTGCGCAGGTATCCGGTAGGCGTTGGAATTAACACAATACCGGTGCCGGTGGCCGCTAACGGTGACTCGACGGTCAGCGAGGGCAGCAGATGAACCGGTGACACCATGCCAAACTCAATCCATGTCGGATTAAGAAGTGACTTGATATGCGATTCAATAGGCTTGTCCTCGATGGTGCCTACCAAAAAACCCGAACCCGACGGAGTATTCTCGTCGAGTAGGGTTTTCACACGGTCTATGATGTCCGTCTTAGTCATTATTTCCAGTTCGGAAACGTTACACCAAGTTCTTTAGCTGCCGCCAGTACTATTTCTTTCGTGACGTTGGCCGGAAATGTAATAGCGTATTTGGTCACAAGCAGGTTCTTGGCCTTCTGGAATCCCGTGATGCCTTCCTCCACCTTGTCGGAGACGATGATGTCAGTCGCACCGGACTGGTTCACCGTGTCGGCTAATGCGGCCACTACGTCCGTAGCATCTTTGGCTACATTGGGTTCGTTCTCGTTCTGGGTGACCTCTGTGGATTCTGTTTGAGTCAGTACCGGCTCTGGCTTGATTTGGTTTAACGCAACATCATTCACGATGTTTTCCATCGGAATCACATTGTCGGCTGCTTCTGGAAACTTGCCTGAAACCCAGATTTGTCCGGATTTGAAGGCTGCGCTTGCTTCGATTTCTTCCTGCAAAGCCTTGTCGTTCGTAATGAAACGGGCATTGACGGTCATGCCTCCACCATACGTTCCACCTTTGAAGGTGAGGCGTTGGGATACCCCGTTTACAGTAACGGGCATACTATATGAAATGTAATTGCACTTATAGACGATTTTCATAATGTGTGAATTATTTTGATGATTTGTTTTAATCTAAAAAGGCCCGTAGTTTTCTACGCTACGAGCCTTTTGTTTATTCAGAAGCTACCGACTAGGCCGCTTTCTTGTCGATTACGAGGTGGCATTGCGGATATTTCAGCGCAATACAGAAGGTTTCGGTAGTGATGTCAGCCGTAGTGTTGGCCGTACCGTTTGCCTTGTTGTCCACCGTCATGCGGTTTTCAGCTTCGTATTCGTATTTGACAAGGTAATTGGGGTCAATCATGATGCCCTTGATGCCCAAGCGATCCAGTTGTTCGTGATGGATACAAAGGATTTTGCCGAAGTTGGTGCGGATATAGGTCCACTCAATGCCCCAATGTGCTTCCACACCTTTGGAAATGTCGCGGTTGTTTTGCAGTTCCACCTTGGAGATATCGGCCATCAGGTCGGAGTCCATGAACAGGACACGCATATTAGAGCCGGAATTACCAGTGAAAGCCTGTTTGGTCAGATCAATGAAGTCGTCCGTAGTCCAACCAGAGGCTGCATACTCGAATTTATTCTTGATAAAGCGCAGGATACCGTTGGAGGTGTAAACATCACCCTTGTTGGGAGAGGAGTCATAGGTGACACCTTTGATACCGGCAAGAGAAGATGCTTCCATTTCCATTTTCCATTCTAGGACGGCCATATCCATTTGATCTTCCTTGGACCAATCAACTGAGGTTTCGGCACGCTTCATCCAGTAGGTTTCATCAACCTGACACTTGTAGGTCTGGCAGAAGTTCTGTTCCTTGGTAGGATTCACTGAACTGGCTTCGGTCTGTACGTCCTTTTCCTGTGCGGCACGGCCCATACGTTTAAGTTCTGTTCCTGCAGGGATGGCAGGAACGAATTTGGTCTGCACGCCTGCAATCTTACCACCATTCACGGCCATAACCGTAATTGCGGAGTCGGTTTTTGCTTTCACATACAACATCAAAGGGGTATCGGTGCTGCGCGTTCCATCGGCTTCGTAGCCCAGAATGGAGGGTACCAGAATGGTAGAGGTGACAGCGAAAACAGCCGCGTTCTCAACGGTGATAGAGACTGCTGCGGAGTTTGAGGCAATAGGTGTAACGCCTTCGCCCAAAGCAAAGCCACCGCCTGCGGCAACTTCCGTTTCGAACGGTTTGGTGTCCACGGACATCCACTCAATGACGATGGAGTTAGTCTTGCGTTTTGTTGCATGGCGCATGATTGTGTCCAGAGGTGTCTTGTAAGGCAGAATCTTGACTACCTCGCGGTCAAGGGTGCTTAAAATCAGGTCCCCATTATCACGACGGGTCTGGTCAATGCTGATCGGCTCGTTAGTGTTGTGGATACCTGCTCCTGCCACACCGTTGGTAGGTGTTGCGGTTTGTGTTTCAGGGGAACCCATCGGCAGGCCGTTGGCCATACCGATATCCGTTCCCAAAAGAAGACACAAGATCATGCAGAAGAAAAAAGGAATGCTCTGTTTGAAATTGAAAGTTTTCATCTTGCTATTTTTGGTTTTGGTTAATTTAGGAATCAAACATGTTACGTCTAGTCCTACCGAATTGTTTCGGTGCTTCCGTGGGGGTTTCCGGTGCGGAGGGGAGTTGTGGCAGCCCGTCACCCAGATCTTTTTTACTCTTGGCCGTGATCTTCTCATTACGCCCTGTGGCAACGCCTTCTTTATGGGCATCCTTTAGGTCAGTGTCGTAACAAAGTCCTTTCCAGAAGATTTCAAGTAGTTCGCGGGTCCAGTCCATCATGAATACACCATCCACGGTGGTCATGATTTTTTCAAAGAAACCCTCGGCCTCAGTGTCGGACATTTGTTTTTCCTGCGTGAAGGAACCAAGCAGTTCGAGTGATTTCTGGAAATTGGCTTCCTGCTTGCCCTCGATATCCTTTGAGGAGGATAGTTTGTCCATATACGCCTGTTGCGCCTTCGTGAACTGTTCGGCCACTTCGGGGTCCTCCTTCGCTGCCATGATACCCTCACCATAGTGAGTGATAAAAGCAACGGCAGGGTGTGTACCGGCTGAAATGTCAGAGAATACGCCAGAAATTTCGGGGTTGTCTAAAAACATGCCACGTAACTTGCTGTCGTTATCCTCGGACCGTTTCAGTTTTTCCTCACGTTCTCCGTCGTAGGCTTCAAGTTCATCATAAACACCGTCTGGGTTTTCATCCCAGTTAGCATCAGGTTTCCGGCCCTTCATCTTACTGAATAGGCGGTCTTTTGCTGTTTCTTGAATTTGGTCGTCTGCCATGATTTTACTTAAAGTATAAGTTTAAGCAAAAGTATTTAACAAAATGTATTATAGCTCGTTAAAAACTTTCTGTGAGAGTAGATTTAAACGGAATTATAATTATATTTGTACAAATTGACTGCCCGAATGGTTCTTGACCTCCCGATTGAAAGGAATAAGGACTTGTTACTGGTGCAAAAAAGCGTTCTGGGGAGACTTGGAGCGAATGCACCCTTCACGAGCAGAAAGAGGATCATCAAGCTTGTATGTATTGAGCCGGCTCCCAGATTTTACGTCAGCCGTGACGAGGCATCGAGGGTGATATCAAAGATTGAAAACGGTCTGGGTATCAAAAGAAAAGAGGGTTTGCGTGCAGAAATGTATTGCGAACTCTTTTCTGTTTATAGTCGCATCAAGGCCCAGAACCCCAAACTGGAACGGATGCAGATCATCGACATAGCTGTTATGGAACCGGCTTCCAACTTTTTCCTGAAAGAGGCCTACGTCCAATACCTTTTAAACCGCGCATGATGAAATACCTCATTGTGCCACTGGCCTGCCTTATAGTGTTCCTCGTAGGTCGTTTCCCTGCCTTCTGGGGATGCAGCATTGAAAACCGGTTCCTCTATACTCTGTCACATGCCAACGTATGGCACCTTATCATCAACATCATTGGGTACTGGGTGGTGCGGCCCCTGATTAAAGGAAAGGGCTTATGGGAACTGCCCCTTGTCTTGATGCTCGGTTTTGCTGCCAGTTTTGGAACGGTGGAACCTACCGTCGGACTTTCGGGTGCGCTCTGGGGTATTGCCGGAATAAGTGCGCGCAGGAAAAGGGATGGTTTCAGGTTCATGCTTTTTGTGGTGTTGCTTGCCCTGTTCCAGTCCATGCTTTCGCATTTCGCTTGGGGTGTGCATCTTCTCGGTTTCGCTTTTGGGTACCTAATACAACTTGTATATGATAGTAGAATTTTTCGTGCAGGAGGTCCGTCCTCTCAACGCGCTGTATAAGAACAATTGGTTCGGCCGACGTAAGAACAAGGGTTTTGAGTACGTCTCGGTAACCGTCGTCTGGGCTTTCGACGATTGCGAGGCCGAGGTGGACGACATTCTCATTCTGGCCGACAATCGCAGGTATGCAGTTATCGGAAAGTCAGGCCGCGAACTGTCGCTGCGCTTGCTCAATATGTCAAACTATACCTTCTGCCGTGACGGGGAATTGCTGAAAGGCGTTGGAACGGTGTCCGGAGAAATGAAAAAGAAATGAACTATACAGCCATAATTCAGGAAAACGGTAGAAGGACCAGTAAGATGGACCTTGAAACGAACCGGTACAATCCCTTTACAGGGGAGGGTAGCCTGTCCGTGGAAAGGTTGTACGTCTCCCTACCGGATGCACAGCTTCCTGATATGTGGCTGCCCAAGACAATGCTCTGCCAGTCTTTCGTGCATGCACTCATAAAGGCAGGCAGTATTGAGACGTTCATACGTGAAACTCTGAAAGAGGGATACTCCAAGGAACTGGCCCAGGGTGTCTGGTCCATGTTCAATAGCATCCGTTTTGAGCATGACTTCGAGTACTGGGCAATAATTACCGCACTGATCGAACCCAAGGAGGGTGGCAAGGAAATACGCTTCTGCCTGAATAGGGCACAACGCAGGCTACTGGCCAAGTTCGAACACATGAGGATTGCTGGTGTTCCTATCCGCATAATCCTTCTTAAGGCCCGTCAGTGGGGTGGTTCTACCCTGACACAGATATACATGGCATGGATTCAGATTATCCATAAGATGAACTGGAACTCGGTCATTTGCGCTCACGTTGAATCCACTTCGAGGATTATCAAGGGAATGTACGACAAGCTGCTCAAAGCCTACCCGTCCGAGTACCTGAACGAGGGTGTGGAATTGGAACTGAAACCCTATATCGGCTCACAAAAGACCTCGATTATCAAGGGTATCAACTGCCGTGTGACCATTGGCTCGGCTGAAAAGCCAGACGGTGTGCGGGGTGAACATACTTCAATGGCACACTTGTCAGAGGTCGGGTTATGGAAGAAAACGGATGGTAAGCGGCCGGAGGACATTGTGCAGTCCGTCCTTTCAGGCATCCTGTATATCCCCTACTCTATGGTCGTGTATGAATCCACGGCCAAGGGTATAGGAAACTTCTTTCACCGCGAGTGGTTGAAAGCCATTGAGGGCAAGTCCAATTTTGCACCGGTGTTTATCGCATGGTTTGATATTGACTACTACTCATTGCCCATTGAGAACTACATAGCGTTCATCAAGGAAATGAGCGAATACGAATGGCGGTTATGGAAAGAGGCCGGTGTCACACTTGAACAAATCGCTTGGTACCGGACCACCTTGAAGGATATGGATGATTGGCGCATGAAATCCGAGTATCCGTCCTTTGCAGATGAAGCGTTCCAGTCCACCGGCTCGGGTGTGTTCGAGGCAGAAGATGTAAACAACCTGATGGAGGGTTGCTTGGAACCGAAGGGCCGTTTTGATGTTTTCGCCAAAGGCAGAAACGGCAAGGAGGCACTTGAAGGGGTTCGTATGTCACCAAACCCTTTTGGAAACCTGTTTGTCTGGGAGTTTCCGGACGATGTTACACGGATGACCAGAAGATATGTCGTATCGGTGGATATCGGTGGTAGGTCCGAGAAATCCGACTGGTCCGTCATTACGGTGTTTGACCGGTATTTCATGACTGATCCTGACGGGGTGCCCGAGGTGGTGGCTGAATGGTACGGACATACGGACCATGACTTACTGGCGTGGTTTGCTGCGCAGATATCGGAATTATACGGGCATGCCATACTGGTGTTCGAGTCCAACACTCTGGAAAGCGAAGGCACCGAGGGCAGCCATGGCGAGTTTATCCTTGACGAGATTGCCGATGTGTACGACAACCTATATTCCAGAACCTCAGCCCAGAAGATCAGGGAGGGCCTGCCCTTGCGTTGGGGCTTCCAGACCAACAAACAGACCAAGGCCGTACTGGTGGATACTGGCATACGCCTGCTGCGCGACGATGGATACATAGAGCGCAACGTGGAATGCTGCTACGAGTACCGCAAGTATGAGATAAAGCCCGACGGTACTTTCGGTGCCGTGGAGGGCAACCACGATGATAGGGTCATGAGCCGATTGATTGGCCTTTACGTGTGCTATGATTATGAAAATTACCCATTGCCTGCCTTGATCGTGACGGAAACCTCGCGCAGGCCAACAACAAGAATATTATCAACCTCTGATTTTTAAAATTATGAAAAAGAACAAGTACACCCAGTTATGGAACCAAAGCCCGAAAGTCTGGGCACAGGAAATGCTGTTTCTCTTAAAAATGAAGCTGCGTTTAAAAATGGCTATCAAGATGGCCGAGTATAAACACTACATCAGTTCAAAGAAGTACTATGTACTGCCTGACGATTCGGGTGGACTGATGGTTGTGGGCCGTGACCAGATACCCATGCAAAAGAAGCGCGGCCGTATCATGTCCGGTTATGGTGCGTTTGAACTTTCCCATTTGGCGTTCTATATCACTGCCGCCTACCGTGGAGGCGAAGGCGCCCCGACGTTCTGGGAACGCAAGAAAATGGAGGTCAATTACCGTAAGTTCTGCCGCAGGATTGCCATCCTGAAACCCCAGATTGGAACGAGCGTGCCGGTAAAGGCCAGAAAGCCTAAGAAGTAACCGGACCACCACAAAAGCATGAAGGCCTCTTTTCACAAAGGGGCCTTCTTTTTACGCAATTATTTTTCACAAATTCTTAGTAATGACATTACGAATGTACTAAATCTAAAGGACTCGCACAACCGCAAAAGCCCTTTAAATAAAGTCGCTCAACCTACTGTTGCGTAGGCCGTTGAACAGGCATCTGGGGTGCCTGCCCTGAACCTGCGTTTTGTTGTTGCGCGAATTGCGGCAGCATATTGGCCTGCATTTCCTGCTGTTGGGCTGCCATTTCCTTTTCCTCGGACTCCATCGATTGCAGCACCTTGTCGGCAAAAGGCAGGGAGGAATTGGAAAGCATGTTCTTGACCGTGATTGCACCGGCCTTCCAAAGGTCCATCAGGTACAGGTCCATGGTTGTACGGTAGTTGATGCTCGCGGTGGACTCGGAAAGTGTCAGGTCAATGTCTGCGTTCCTGACTTTCTCGGGGTCGTACCACTTGGCTTCCTCTGAGTACTGCCTTCCGGCAATGGTCAGGTACACCGGTTCCTCGTAGAACTGTTGGATGAGTTGCATCATCTTTTTGTCGCGGTCCGTGCGGAAACTCTTGAACGTCTCGAACGTGTCCACAAGGTTCGTAGCCGCGTTGTTGGCTTGTGCCTCATATAGTTTGCCCGAAGTGCCGGAACCTGCATCCTTGCCCTGCAATGCACCGTGTACGCCTGTAAGGTCAGGAAGCAATGAGCGCACCAGTCCGATCATTTCGGTAACCCCGACAACCGAAGCCCTGCTCTGTATTTCCTGCGGTATTCCCCCATTGGTAAACTTCGCGTTCGGCTTGAAATATACTACGCCTCCCACCTTGCGGTATTCGGTCGATAAATCTTCGAGCGTGTACCCATCTGGCAGCGTGCCCTCCATGACAAACAGCGTTCCCTTGGAACTTGCGTTGATAATGAAATCGGCCATGGATATGTTACGGTTGAGTAACTTCTGGGCATCAATGGTGGATTCAGTGAACGAATGGGCCTTACCGTCAATGGACATGAAGCGTTTCATCACGTAAGGGTGTGAGCCGTGCCAGTAGGGTGTTTCACCTTCCGACAAGACTTCGCCCGTGGGTGACATGAACCGGTAATACATGAACCGGTGGATATCCCATTTATAGTTGATAAGTTTCGGCTCGATCTGGAAACGTGCGGCTTCCTCGGTCCTGCGTAGGTTTTCGGCCTTGATATTCCTTTCTTGGTCAAGGTCCAGCCACATTTCTTCACCCGTCAGCGTGTCATGGGCATAATACTTGGCCTTGCTTTCCATCTTCCATATCTCCACCACGCGGCACATATTGGCATCAAAGGGCCTGAAAAAGTCGATGGTGTCGGTCCTTACGGAGGTCATGTTGCCCCACATGTTGGATAGTCTGGTATC